AAGTTACCGATTGAAAAATTCAATGACGCAACAGGTCAGCGCATTCCGGTTGAGCGATCATTTCGTCAGCCAGATCCTCGCGTTCCTGCGTCTTTGATTTACGGATACCTTGCGCAAGATCTTTGGTTATATGGCGTTGCCTACGGTCAAGTCCTAGAAATGTATGCTGCTTCGGATGGCGGTCGCATTCGTCGATGGACACGTCTTGATCCTCAATGGGTCACAATGCGAACTAATCCGCTCGGAACCGAGATTTTGGGTTACACGATCAACGGATACGAAGCACCTGCGAGCGGTGTCGGTTCCATCATTCCATTCTTCAACCTTGCAGACTCTGGATTATTGAATCGTGCCGGTCGCACTATCAGAGCAGCGATTGAATTAGAAAAGGCTGCCGAACTTTATGCAAAAGAACCGCTTCCAACGATGGTTCTCAAATCGACCGGCACGAACCTACCTTCCGAGCGCATCAAATCGCTTTTGGAATCATGGCGAGTTAGTCGTCAAAATCGCGCAACCGCTTTCCTGAATGCTGACGTCGAATTGCAGGCTTTGGGCTTTGATCCTAAGTCGCTTCAACTTTCCGAGGCTCGCCAATACATCGCGCTAGAGCTTTCGCGTCAATGCGGAATCCCAGCATATTTCCTCGGTGCAGAAACGACATCGATGACGTATTCGAACGCAACCAACGAGCGTCGATCCTTGATTGATTTCTCACTTCGTCCGCTTTTGACCGCTATTGAGTCGCGTCTTTCGATGGACGATTTCACACCGGCAGGAACCCACGTTCGCTTCGACCTTGACGACTTCCTTCGTGGAAATCCTTTGGAGCGAGCACAGATTTATCAGATTCTCACCGGCATCGGAGCGATGACCGTGGAGGAAGTCAGGAAAGCAGAGGATCTCTTAGGATGAAGATCAATTTCCCAATGACCATCACGGCGGCAGACGTCGAGTCGCGCACGCTCACCGGTCGCATCGTTACATGGGGCGAGGAAGGCAACACCTCAGCCGGTCGCACCATTTTCAGCGAGAACTCGATTCAGTTTGGCAAGAATGTAAAGCTTTTGCTGGAGCATGAGATGAGCAAGCCAATCGGCAAAATGCTCAGCGCAGAAGTCACCGACACCGGCATCGAAGCCAAGTTCAAACTCGCAAACACGACCGTCGCTTCCGACGCTTTGGTAGAAGCAGCCGAAGGATTGCGCGATGGCTTTTCAGTAGGCGTCAAGCTCAACGAATGGGCAAGTGAAGACGGCGCAATGGTCATTACATCCGCAAAACTTATCGAAGTCAGCCTGGTCACAGAACCAGCAATCGATTCAGCGCGAGTCGCTGAGGTCGCAGCAAGCGACGAACAAGTTTCCGAAGAAGCATCCGCTTCTGAGGATCAACCAACAACACAAGGAGAACAAGTGTCCGACACTACCGTTCCAGCTCCTGCCGTCGAAACGGTAGAAGCACCGGTGGCAGAGGTTCAGGCTAAGTCTGCACCTATGTTCACCACTCCTCGCGTGAATCTCAACGTCACCGCAGGACAGTTCGCACTCGCGCAAATCCGCGCAGCGCAAGGCGATTCCGACGCTCGCGATCTCGTCGCAGCTTTGGACGTCGCAACTACTTCCGAGAACATCGGCGTAGTTCCACCGACATATCTTCGCGATCTCATCGGCATTATCGATGACTCAATGCCATTCGCTGATTCTTTGGAGCAGGGAACGCTTCCAGCATCTGGCATGAAGTTCTATCGTCCGGTCATCGGCGTGCAGGCAACTACCGCCGTGACTGCTGAAGGTGTCGAGCTTGATTCAACAGACACCACCATCACATCGCTCGAAATCGACGTGGTAAAAATCGGTGGCGCAAACATCATCAACGCCGAACTCATCGAGCGAAGCGACCCAAGCTATGTCGATGTTTTGCTTCGCGAGCTCGCTGCATCCTGGGCTCAGAAGGCTGACGCTTATGCGTTCAGCATCGCACTCGGAGCACCTGGTTCCTCATCCGGCGCGACACTTTACGCAGGTATCGCAGACGGTATCGCAGACGCTTACGGCGTGCTTCGTCGTACACCAAACCGCTTCCTCGCAGACACCGGCAACTTCGCCGAGCTCTTGGCAGCAGTTGACCTCGATGGACGTCCGCTCTTCGCAGCAGCCGCACCAAGCAACGCAGCCGGTCTTATGACTCAGGGCTCGACCGCTGGAACCATCGCAGGACTCGGACTCGTTGTTGATCCAAACATCGACACCGGAACCGGTGTGAAGGGTGTTGTTTATGCGTCTGACGCAGCAACGTTCTATCGTTCACCAGCAGTCCAAATCCGATCCAACGTTGTTGCAAATGCACAATATGAGGTCGGCGTTTACGGTTACGTCGCATGCGCACGCAAGTATGCAACTGCGTTCCGTAATATCACCGTAGCGTAGTAACTGATAGTCCTGGGCTGGTGTGATCCCGAGCCAGCCCAGGATCCCTAATCGAAAGGAGTAGACATGCCGACAATCATCACCGCAAATGAACTTCGTGCGGTTTTGGGTGTTTCGTCTGCCCTTTATTCGGACACAATTTTGAACGACGTCATCGACACGGCTGAGAATGTCGTGCTTCCGATGCTCGTTCGTTATTCCAGCCCGATTCGTTCGGTGGAGCTTCAAAGTAACCAAGCAATCTTCACCTTCGATGCCGTTCAGGTATTCAACGAAGGTCAAAGCGTCGTGGTCGCGAATGCCGGCTCACCTTTCAACGGCACTCATACCGTTCTCGCAGACGGTCTTAGCGATACGACCTTCCGTGTGGCGATCACTAATGCCGACATCGCAAAAAAGAACCTAATTCCGGCTGGAACTGCGACCCTGAGTGGCGCGAGCACCTACGTAGGCGTTCCAGAGGTTGAGTCGGCGGTTCTAGCGGTTGCCACCGAGGTTTTCCAATCACGCAGCGCAGTAGGCGGTCAGATTGAAGGCGTCGATTTCCAGGTCACGCCATTCCGACTCGGACGCAGCCTATTCAATCGCGTTTCAGGGCTTCTGGGTAAGCACATCGACCAGGAGTCGATCGCGCTATGACCATCGCGACCGAGGTTCGCGCCGCGCTCAAATCCTCGCTCGCTGCGGTTCCTGCCAATATCTACGACCACGTTCCCGAGGCTCCACAGGTTCCTCACGTTTCATTCGTTCCCGATGATCCATATTTGGAAATCGAAACAATCGGCAAAGCAACCCTAAGATTACGCGTCAATATGGTTCTCGCCGTGGGCGTCAACTATGCAAGCAACGCAGCCGCACTCGATAACCTGGAACAACTCATAACTAGCGTTCTGACGAATCTGCCTTCCGGCTATATCGTCGGAGAGGTCAACCGACCAACAGTCACACAGGTGGGATCCGCAAATCAGCTCGTCGCTGATATTCGGGTTTCAACCTATTTCCAAAACTAAGGAGCAGAAATGCCTACCGCCGTAATTACCGGTCGCGATGTTACCTTCACTATCGGTGGTAACAATTTCGACGCTCAGGCGACCTCAGCCGTTCTAAGCGGCGAGATGGTTCGCGAAACCTACGAGACACTTGATGGCAAAGCCTACAAAGTGCTCGATAACAATTTCACCTTCTCGGTGGAAATGCTCGCTGATTGGGGTGCTACCGGCTCGCTTTGCGAGATCCTTTGGGGCGTCGCTGAGTCAGCACCAAACACCGGAATCAGCACCGTGTTCACCGCAGCATCAGGCGCGGTCTTTACTTTCCAGATTCTTCCAGCATGGCCGTCAGCAGGTGGAAGCGGAAACGATGCGCAGACAGTAACATTTGAGTTCCAGGTCATCGGCGTTCCGGCTGAGTCCTTTAGCTAATCGGAGAATCGGGATATGAAACTACCAATAACAATTACATACACCTCGGGATCTATTGAAACCTACACCGCGCAACCGCCGGAGTGGGCTAAGTGGGAAAGGGAAACCGGCAACAAGATCACGCACGCCGAAGGAAATATCGGCATTTGGGATCTTATGTTCCTCGCGTATCACGCTCACAAGCGTCAAGCGGCAGGACTACCGGTGAAACCTTTTGACGTCTGGAGCCTCACGGTTGAGGACGTTGCGGCAGGTGAGTCCGACCCAAAAGTCACCCAACCGGAAGCCTGAGCCGGCTCATCGTCGAATTGGCGATAGCGACCAGAATTCCGATGAGTGAGTGGACGGATGCATCAGACATCCTGACCGCTCTCGAAGTATTGAAGGAGCGCAAGTGACCGAGCCAGCCTTAGCCTTCGACAAGAAGGAACTGCGTTCGGTCATAGGCGCATTCAAAGCGATGGACGAACAAGCAACCGACGAAGCCAAGAAAATGGGTTATGAGCTGGCGCAATATGCGGCGCAGGAAGTCAGGAAAGCCGCGCTCACTCGCACAGTCAATCCGGTCGCGGTTCGGCGAATCGCGGATGGTGTGCGCGTTAGCAGAACCTCCAAAGTCGGTGAATTCTCTTATGGGTTCGCCTCTCAGCGTTTTAGCGGTGGTGGCACGACGAAAGAACTATGGCGTGGTTTTGAGTTCGGTTCTAATCGATTCACACAGTTTCCAAAGCGCACTCCGAGATCCTCGGGGCGTGGTAACGCTGGATATTTCATCTATCCGACACTCCGTCGCATTCAGCCTCAATTAGTCGCCCAATGGGTCGAAGCCTTTGATCGCATTTTGAAGAAGTGGACTTGAAATGGCTGAATTTCGCACGCTGAAACTTTCCATCCTTGCCGATGTCGATAACCTCAAAAAGCAACTCGGTCAGGGTGAGAAGGAAGTTCAGACCTTCGGCAACAAGGTCGCTGAGTTTGGCAAGAAGGCAGCCCTGGCATTCGCCGCAGCCGCAGCCGCCGCAGGAGCCTACGCGGTCAAGCTCGCCGTTGATGGAGTCAAAGCCGCAATCGAGGATGAAAAGGCGCAGGAATCGCTACGCCGAACCATCGTCAACGTCACCGGTGCAACCGAAGCTCAGGTCGCAGCGACCGAGGACTTCATCGAGAAAACCGCACTCGCTACCGGCGTCGCGGATGATCAGCTTCGACCAAGTCTGGATCGACTCGTTCGAGCGACCGGCAATCTTGAACAGGCGCAAAAACTTCAAGCCCTCGCGCTCGACGTATCGGCTGGTTCAGGTCGTAGCCTGCAAGCGGTCACAGAAGCCCTTTCAAAGGCTCAGGAAGGCAATCTAGGCGGTCTAACGCGTCTGGGTGTGGGTTTATCTAAGGCAGAGGTCGCAACCCTCTCATTTGACCAAATAACCCAGAAATTAGGGCAGACGTTCGAAGGTCAGGCAGCCGCAGCCGCTAACACGTTCCAGGGACGTCTCGATCGTCTCAGAGTGGGCTTCGACGAAGCAAAGGAGTCGGTCGGGTTGGCCTTGCTGCCGATCCTTGAAAGACTCATCAACTTCGTCAACGCAAACGTCGTGCCGGTCATCAATCGATTTACCGAGTCATTTGGTGCGCCTGGTGGACTTGCCGATAACATCCAAAAGACGGTCGACATCGTGCTTCGGGTTTTGCGTCCTGCATTCGAAGGCGCAGTCAGCCTCTTCAATCGCGTTCGAAACGCAATTAGCGACAACCGAGAATCGTTCAGCGCATTCGCAGACTTGATCCAGACTTACATCGCACCGACTATCGGAAAGGTTTTAGGTGGCGCTCTGAAAGGCTTAGGCGTCATCGCTGAGGGAGTTATCAAGGTCATCGCGACCGTGGCAAAGGTCATCACCGCAACCGTCGAAGCTGCCATCATCGGCATAAACGCGCTCATCAAGGCTTACAACGCGGTTCCACTACTTCCGAACATTCCAACCATCGCAGCACCGTCGGGCGGTGCGGTAGCACCATCCGCGCCATCCATCCGCGCCATCGAGCGAGGTGTTCCAAGCGCGAGCGCGCCGGCAGCTTCCGCAGTCGCACCGGTAACGAATAACATCACGGTCAACGGAGCCATCGATTCAGAGTCAACCGCTCGCCAAATCGCCCGAGTCCTTACCGAGTCAGCATCGCGTGGCACAGGTGGCGGCGGTGGCTTCTTAGGCGGTGTCCTCGTAACGTGACCGCCTGGACTCCCGAATACCGCATCAAGGCTAACGGCGACACAATTACCGACATCACGCTGGTCGGTTTCTCGATCACGTCCGGTCGAACTGACGTCAATGCTCAGGCTCAGGCTGGTTATGCGGCGATTCGCATTCTCAATCTGACGAATCAGGTCTATGCCTGGGGTGTGAATACCTCAATCCTCATCGAGGTCAGAGATACGACCAGCACCTTCGTTCCAATTTTCGGCGGTCGAATCTCAGACATCAGCGTGGGAGTCGATCGAACCGGATCGGCTGGAACCGTCACCGTCATCGACATTTATGCCCTCGGAGCCCTGGCAAAGCTCCAGAATGCGGTCTGGGAAGGATCCCTAAGCAAAGCCCTCGACGGTGTGCAGATAGGTATCATTCTTGAAGATTTATTTGCCGGAAATTGGAACGAGGTTCCACCGGCTCTTACCTGGGCAGACTACGAACCGACGACCACCTGGGCGAACGCTGAGCAACCAGGCGTCGGCGAGATCGATACCGGCGAATACGAAATGATCGCTCGAAGTGCATCACCGGTGAACACCTACTCCATCGTCTCGGATATTGCTAATTCAGGCATCGGCTACCTTTACGAAGATGCGTCGGGTCGTATTTCTTACGGAGACGCCAGCCATCGCCAGGATTACCTGGTCGCGAACGGTTATATCAACCTCGACGCCAATCACGCGTTCGCCGAAGGTATCCGCTCCAGCACGCGCCAGGGTGATCTGGTAAATGACCTCGTAATCAACTATAAAAACAACTTTGGAACGTCCTACACCTACGTCGACCAGACTTCCATCGACACATATGGACTTTATGCCAGGACGATCAATTCCCTAATCGATGACGATCCAGACGCTCAGGCGGTCGCCGAGCGATTCGTCAATTTCCGATCGACGCCACGATCTAAGTTCGACTCGATTACTTTCGCACTCCAGAATCCAGAACTAGGCGACTCAAACCGCAATAGCCTTCTCAACGTATTTATGGGTATGCCGGTATCTATCTCGAACCTGCCGGCAAACATCAACGGCGGTTCATTCGTCGGTTATGTCGAAGGTTGGACGTTCCGATCAACGCTTTCAGGTCTTTCACTCAGCCTTACCCTCAGCCCGACCGAATTCTGGACGGTCGCGCAGGATTGGGAACAGGTCACGCCTACGCTCACATGGGCGGCGGTAGATGCTACACTTACATGGCAAAACGCGACAGGAGTAATTAGCTAATGGCAACCACGTCAATTTTGGGAATCAACATCCCAGACAACACGGATCTCGTCAAGGACGGTGCTTTGGCTATCCGAACCCTAGGAAACGGCATCGATGACGCTCTTGCCAAAGTCGCACTCAATGATCGAACCGCGACCTACACCGCAGTCCTGACCGACAACCGAAACGTCCTCGTTCGCATGAATGTGGCTTCGGCTAACGACTTCCTCATTCCAACCAATGCCAGCGTCGCATTCCCAATCGGGTCGGTCATCAACGTGACTCAGCTTGGAACCGGTGCGACCACTATCAAGGCGGTCACATCCGGCACGACTACCATCACATCGACCGGAGCAACATCAACCGCGCCTGTGCTTCGAGCTCGTTACTCGGCTGCGTCCTGCATCAAGGTCGGTACCGACACTTGGTTGGTTATTGGAGATATTGCCTAACATGCCCATTCTCGGAATTGTCGCATCGCAAAATTATCCGCGTGTTTTTGACGTTGATTATTTGATCGTAGCCGGTGGTGGCGGCGGTGGACGTGGTGAATCGGCTTCCGCAGGTGACGGAGCCGGTGGTGGCGGTGCTGGTGGTTTTCGAACCGGCACGGTTACGGCTCTATCGATTTCCACAAATTACGCGATAGTCGTTGGTGGTGGTGGTAACGGAGCTACTACCCAAGTTCGCGGTGGAAGCGGAACAGCATCAAGTTTTACGACAATTGAATCCGCAGGTGGCGGCGGTGGTGGAACGGACGACACCGGGTTACTTACAGGTTTGAATGGTGGATCTGGCGGTGGTGCTGCATCCAATTTCAATGCTGGTTTGCAAAACGGAGGAACGGGCAACACACCTAACACAAGTCCATCGCAAGGAAACAATGGTGGATCAACCAATAACACCGGACAGGGTGGCAACAATCGAGGTGGCGCAGGTGGTGGCGGTGCTTCTGCCGTTGGTCAAAATCAGCAAGACAATTCTGGCGGTGCAGGTGGTAATGGATCGTCATCTTCAATTACCGGCGTTTCAGTTACTTATGCAGGTGGCGGTGGTGGTGGTTCCGTTGGTCGCGATAGTGTCGGAACCGGCGGTGCAGGTGGAACAGGCGGTGGTGGTGCAGGAGCAACTGAAAACACTGCTTTCGCAGTTGCAGGCACAGCCAATACTGGTGGTGGCGGTGGTGGTGGATCAGGAGATAACACGACTACTTACCGAAATGGAGCGAATGGGGGAAGTGGCGTCGTCATTCTGAAATATCCGAATGCCCGCACTTTGGTGGTTGGAGCCGGTTTGACGGCTGGAGTAACCAACGGAGACGCTGGTGGTGGGTTCAGATACACCACATTGACGGCTGGTAGTGGAAACGTGAGTTGGTCGTAATGGCTTACTACGCGCTTATAAACGATCAAAATATCGTGGTACAGGTTATTACCGGCGTTGACGAGAATGAAACCCAAATCGATTTGGACGGAACCGAGGTTGGTGGTTCTAGTGAAGCTTGGGAGCAGTTTTATCAAACACGACCTTGGTTTGAAAATTTGACCTGCAAACGCACTTCTTACAACAATAAAATTCGCAAGCAATTTGCCGGAATTGGTTTTACTTATGACGGTGATTCTGACGTTTTCGTTTGCCCTCAGCCTTTCCCATCGTGGTCGCTCGATGAAAATCATGATTGGCAGGCTCCTATCCTATACCCAGACGACGGTCTGATTTATGTATGGAACGAAAATGATCAAGATTGGGAAGCTTATGTCGAACAGTCAGAAGCCTAAGCCCTGGTTATGCCATGCAGGAAGGCAAATGCGTGAACAGATCGACGATTCTTTTCCTGGTCGTGACCGGCGTTCTGACGGTTGGATTGCTGACGCTCGCCATGATTCGAAGTCTGATCACGCTCCTCGAAGAAACGGAGTCGTTCGAGCTATAGACATCGATGCGAACCTAGACGACACGAACACGTCGCTCTACCTTGCAGACCAAATCCGGCGTCATGCTCGCAAGGATAAGCGCATCAAATACGTTATACATGCCGGTAAAATTGCTTCGGGTATCGGGTTATGGAAATGGCGACCATATAAGGGTGTAAACCCTCATCACTCGCACATCCATGTCTCATTCAGCGCGAAGGGTGACCGAGACGGATCATTCTTTGATATTCCTTTGATTGGATAACCGTGACCGACTATATGAAGCATCCAATATTCCTCGCCGCAGGTGCATTCCTCGCAGCGTGGGCAGCGACTAATTTCGAGCTCGATTACCGAGCCGTCCTTTGGGCGGTCGTTTCCGGTGTCTTTGGATACGCGAAGCCTTATAAGAAGTGAGCTCCCAGGAATGGGTCGCGTTGATCGCTGGCGTGATGGCGATTCTGACCGGATTTATTGCAGCGTTACGATGGACGGTTCACCAATTCGTCCTCGAAATTGGCAGTCAGTTATTTCAACGGATGGATCGCATCGAAGCTGAGATCGGCGTGTTGACCGAACGTCAGTCAGACATCTATGCGACCATTATGACCGAGAGGGGTTCGCATGGCTCAAAGAAAGACAAAGGCGCAAAAGCTCGCAAGCCTGCGCGCAAAAGAACGAGCCGCTAAGCGAACCAAACCCATCACCGCCCTCGATCTTTGGGCTATCAGCCTTTACGAAATCGCTGAGTCCATGAAGCGAGCTGGTTTCGATGACGCAAGAT